TGGAAAGAGATGAATGCACGTGGTCTCACTGACGCTGATATCGATCAATGGACTTCCGAATTTTATGTTCTCGAGGAAAGGAAGGATGAGGAAAATGCAAGACGAGAAAGAGCGAAAGAGCAAAGTCGGGCCGCGCGAGGCGCAACTGCGGGCTATGCGCGAGGCTCGAATGGAGGCCAACGAGAAGATCGTCAAGAAGAACGTCGCCGCGATGAACAAAGCATTCAACGTCAAGGACCATCCGCACAAGACAAAGACGCGCGGCAAGAAGGTTACCAAGGTGATGAAGCGCAGCGGTCGCGGGCGGTAGGTCGCAAGTTCATTACGTTGAAGGCGGAGCACATTGAATTTGCCGACAAGATCGCGGCGCGCAGGCGTGAACGCGGATTATTGCGCGGGGCGAGGAACGGACACAATATCGAACGACCGGAGTTCTCGTTCGAGGTTCTCGGGTCGAGGTGTGAAGCCGCAGGAAAGCTATTCCTGAATCCTGTTAAGTGGCACGCGTACTCAGAGACTGTTGGCGGGCTTCCCGATCTCGATGATTTCATCGATGTGAAGGGCGCGCCGAAATCGCATCACCGCATGCCAGTGCAGGAAGGTCAGCCAGACAACTGGGCCTATCTTCTTATCCTGGGTCACAACCATCCGGTCTATGAACTGGTAGGCTGGGCGTGGGGATATGAATGCAAGGCCGGTCGCGAGCTACAGGATCCCGTCGGTGGAATGCCGGCATACTGGATAGATCAGAGCGACCCAATCATGAAGCCACCGCAAGAATTGTTTGACGAACTTCGCCGTAGGCAGGAATGGGGTCGATGAACACCGTAGTTTGGATCGAGTTATCGCAAGACAACATCGATTGGATAGACCGCAAATCACACAAGCAGACGCTTGCTCGCTGGAATGACGGCGCGCGAGCGCAGGGCGGGCAACCGGCTGACCTTGATGTACAGATCGCGGAGGGCCGCATGGGCGCGCGCGGTGAGGCGGCTGTGCAGAAGTGGATCGGCAAGATGGTCAAGTGGCGAATCCTTGAGCCGATGGTCTATGGCGAAAATCGCAAGCCAGACTTTGGGGACGATATCGACGCGAAGACAGTTAACTATCAGCGCGCTCAGTTGTGGTTAACGCCGAACTGCCCGCCGGATTGGATTTACATCCTGGTGTCGTCGCACGCACATCCGCGCTATCGCATCATCGGCTGGTGCTACGGCAGGGAGATGATGTTGCAGGAGTACTGGAATAAAGATGCTCCGCGTGAGCCTGCGTGGGTTATCAATCAAGATAACCCGATCCTGAAATCGCCAGCTAGTCTGTACGAGATGATCGCGCTCAGGGCAAAGATTCCGCAATGACTTTCACTGGACGCATTCTTGCGCTCGATCTTGCCACGGTGACCGGCTTTGCTGTCGGCACGCCAGGATCGACTCCGCAGTGTGGCCACATCCGTTTCTCGAAACCAGGATCGACGCGAGCGCAGACCTATCGTTCATTCCGAAAATGGCTCGATGATTCCTGGGGCAAGCGCGACGAGATTCCGGATCTGATCTGCTACGAGTCGCCGGCGATACCCGCTCACATGGGTGGTCGAACAAATATCGAAACCACCAGGCTTCTCTTCGGCTTAGCCGAACATTTGGAAGAATGGTGCTACGGAAAAACCGAGCTCCGCGAAGCAACGGTTGCCCAGGTACGAGCGCACTTCATTGGATCAAACATGAAAGCGTCGATCGCGAAACCGCTGACCTTGGAGCGATGCCGTGACTATGGATGGGAATGCGCCAACACCGATGAAGCCGATGCCGCTGCGCTTTGGGACTACACCGCGTGTTGGCTTAATCCTCAACTGGCATTCAGAACCACACCTCTATTCAGACCGAGAAAATGAAAAACCCACCCACCCTGGCCGATGCATTCGTCGCGTTCTCTCTCCGCCCCAAGATCCATCCAGGACTGGCGAAGATTTGTCGCGCGATGTTGCCGGCCAGGAAGTTTGTCATCGATGACAACATGGGTAAATACTGGGCCGATGCCGAGATGGCGATCATCGGCAAGGGATCCTATCGCAAGCGGATGGCGACGCTCAACAACATGCGTTTGCTATCGCGCTTGCCGCACGCGCTGACATGGATCGAGCATGATCCGCGCCCCTATCGGCTACGAACGATGGAGCGATACGGCGTCGAGATCAAGCCAGGGCTGCGAACCGCGATGCGCCAGGGATGGTTGATCACGCAACATCCGACGATCGAGACCGCGTTTCACTGCACCAAGTATGCCGCTCACGATAACTGGGATGATCTGAAACTGAATCTCTTCAACATGGCATGGGTGGCTGACGACAGCACGGTGCTGCCCTGGCGGAGATCTGACATTCCGGATGATTGGATGACGGTCGCGCAGGATAAGGCGACCAGCAACCTCACGAAGATGCCGGATACGGGTGAAAAAAATCCTGCGCCGGATGATTACATCTGGAGCGACAGCGAGTTGCTCGGCGGGATGACCGGCTACCGTACGCCTCAGATCCAGATCGTTGATGGCATCAATTGGGGCGATACAGCCACTCTATTCGGTGTAGATCGCAAGCCTCGATCGGTGTGGAGTATGCGCGCCCAGGCGCGTGCGGTCTGGATGTTGCTGGCGATGATCAATGATCTTCCTGTCAGCGTCGAGCATGTTGAACCGAGCCGTGGCTTCGTCGCGCGCGGCAACTACAAGAAGTTTCTCAAGCACTCAATCGTTCACCTGACGGTGCCGGAAACGAAGTGGCGCAAGTTGATCGCTCACACTGACGCGATGCTGCGGCGTCGCGCTCACCAGGTACGCGGCCATTGGCGGGCCGATTGGCGTAAACCGTTGTCGCCGTTATGCGAGCACGTCTACAACGAAGAGATGATCTGCAAGCGGTGCCAGGGCAAGAAACTTTGGATCGGTGAGCATCAGCGCGGAGATGCGTCGCTCGGATTCGTCACGCACGATTACGAAGTGCATCATAACAGTTGACGGGCATTTCAAATTCGGTTTACTCTTTCTCTGCCGCACATTCAGTTGTGGCGACCAACTTTAACCAGGGAGATCCAGAAAATGGATAAGCCTACGCTATTGTCTACAGTTAAGACGCCCTCCGCGCCGGTCGAGAAGAAGACCCGCACCATCACCCTCACTAATCGCGCGCCGATCCAGATCGTTGAAGACGAATGGCCGGTGATCGCCCAGGGTGGCGTATCGTACGATCACCCAGGCAGCGACATCGACGGATGGTCCGTTGATTTCCGCGTTCGCAAGGGTCGCTATCGCTACATCATCCACGGAAATTATTCGTACGCTAACGAGACCCGTGGTGAGGGCCAACAGATCCGCGTTGGCCGCGTCATCCACGAACAGGAGGCGGCGAGCGATCTTTGGAAGATCATGTTGGAGGTGGGCGAGGAGATGCGCACCAGGATCGAGAACGATCGCATGAAGAAGGAAGTGACGCTCGCGCTTGATGCGTGCTTCGCAGATCTGAAACCGCAGACTTACTGACCTATTTCTGTTTCATCTTCCCACGGGGAAAATATTTGCTACGTGGGAAGATGGAATTTGAGAACACTCGAGAACCAATGAGAACAGATTCAACATCTCGTATGGTTTTCAACGAATCACGCTCTCTATTGGTCTATCGCCCAGGCGGGCAATATCACCGATATTTTTCCGAGCGCAGTTCGTTGTTGACGGTTTGATGAAATCGGAGCGACAGTTCGAGCTCTGATTCGCTAAGAAGAAAGGGCGACCCGTTTGCGCGGGCCGCCCCTTAAATCCGACGAACCTTGCTGCACAAGGAGCGACGGTCTGCGTGGAAACATAGACACTTTCCCGCATATCATCAACTCTCCACCTTACGCAAGCGTTCCTCGGTCGATCTTTGGTCGATCTGTTGGTGTGCGCTCGGTGGTCCCGCCCCATAGAAGACGCCCAGGACGTGCTGCCCCTCCGATGGGAAAGCGGCTGCGTGGCCGCGCGTTTGTCCACTTTGCGCTCGGATTTCAACCAGAGAAGCGTCGGCCTTGAGATGGCCGGCGGCGGGACTTTGGCCCCGCTATACGAGTATTCGCCGGCTCGCGCTGGTCCGCCTCTCAAGCGGCAGAGACCTTCGAGGTATCTCTGGAAGAAAGTGGTCTCCTATGGAGATTTGAAATTGCGAACGTGTAAATTTACGGGGAGCAACCAGAAGATGATCCAGCATGACACCATCAAGCGATCGCACGGGCGATGGATGGAGATCCTGCCGGC